AACTTGCTGACGCTTCAGGGCATCATCCGAGAATGATTCTACAGTTACGCCCAAGTTGTTTACGCCTTGCAGGTTGTTCCATGCAAAAGTACCACCAGCCATAGGTGTCATCAGACCACCTGATTTTGGACCGTGTACCAACAGAGCATGTTTACCACCGATGAAGGAGTTAGATTCTGCAATACCTTCGGCACTGTCGTTTTTCACTGCTTCCATGACGTAGAAGTTTTCTACTTCAAAGATTTCAGCCAGTTTAGCATTCGTAATCAACGCAGTGTTGGTTACAGTTGCGCCACCGTTCAAACGAGCCAGAATATCTGGGTGGTTAATCAGAACGTCACGTACTTCTTTACCAACAACCATTGTGTTTGGCTTGAAGCCGCCTGATTTCAACTGCATGGTACGACGAGCAGTTGTTACGTCTGCGATTGGTGTACCATTGGTGTAGTCTGACCACAAGTTCGATGGTGTTGACTGTGAACCCCATACGCCAGCAGCGAAGAATGTTGAAGCAAACTGCTCTTCACGATGGATCAACAGACGGTTGACCAGAGTAGTTGCACCAGCAGCACGGATGTCCAAAGCTGCATCTTCGTTTGCCAGAGTTTGCTGGTCGAAGTCCATACCCAGACCATAAACGTCTGCATAGTATGAGTCTGTTGACAGTGACATACCGATACGGTTTACTTCGGTGCGTGGGGCCAAAGCCTTAACGTCACCAGTACGGTTCATGTTGTCACGGTCGTAGATGTAGTATTTGTCAGACTGCTTTTCCACACCGATTACTGGGAAAACTTTGTCTGCGATGAAGTTCGACTGTTCTTGAACGTAAGCAACGGTCAAGTTTGTCAACGGCTGGTCGATATGGACCGAGCTAGGTGTTAGCATTGGCATTGTATAAATTCCTCTCTAATGCTGGTTACGCCGCAGCGTTACCGCCTTGGATCAATTCGATTGCGATGATTTGACCATCAACACCATCTTCGGTTGCATAACCCATAATGATGTCACCAGTTGTGGCAGTTACAGCGTCACCCGCTGCGTCTGTTGCAACAGCATCACCTGCAGTGATTGCGTCACCAGCAGTTACCATTACTTTACCTGTCATTACAACAGTAGCAGCGGCAGCGGCAGCAGGTGCGTTCAAGCATACACCGATGCAGTTCTCACCAGCAGTGTCAGCCAGATCGACTTGACCATCAGCTTCTAATGTTACGAATTTGAATTGTGCCGACGATAGGTCTTCGCCAGCAATGAATGTCCGTGTGTCACGGGATTGCATTACAGCCATAATTATTCCCCTTTATAGCTTTTGTTAATAAGAGCTTTACCTTCGTCGGTTTTAGCTACGGCAGCATAAGCCTTAGCATAGTCACTCTTCTTCATTTTGTTGTCATCCATGAAGGATTTAACAAGGGCTTCCAGTTTATCAGTTGCGGTAGCGAACTCGCCATCTGCGTCTGACTTACCAACTTCTTCCATGTTCTCAGCAAAAGTTGCGTCTGCAGCTTTCAGTGCTTCCATGATAGATTCTACTTCACCGAACTCACCAACCAGAGACTTAGCAACATCTGTAGCAAAGTGTGGCAGTGCTTCTGTAGCACGTTTGGTCAATTCAGCATCTGCTTTAGCAAACTCTGCTTCTTCCAATGCTTTCAAGATTGGGGCAGGGATGTCTGCTTTGTTGATTTGCTCACCATCATACTCCATGTACTCTGGTTCAGCTTTCTTTTCGATGGTGTCTGCTTTGATTACGAAGCCATTCTCAATAAGAGCTTTGCGTAGGCTCTCGTTGTCAGCTTTAAGTGCCTCAATCTCCGCATCACGTGCGGCAATTTCGTCAGCTTTCGCCGAAACTTCTTCGTCTGCTTTTTCCATTGGCTCTTCCATGTTCAAAGCCTTCATAGCTTCGCCACGACCGCAGCCTTTTTCTTCCATATAGGCTTTGACTTTAGCTTCGTCGTAACCCATCTTTTCTAATGTTTCAGTCATATCATCCTCTTGGGAGTTATCACGCTTGAACAGGGAAACCATAGCCTGTGCATTGGCAGGACGATCCACAAGTGATAGTTCGTCAAGTTCAAGCTGTTTCAAAAGGTTAGCCATTATAGTCTTCCTTTATCGCTCTACCGCCAATGCTAAAGGCGGCTAGTTCACCAGATTTGACCTTAGCCCAGACATCGTCATTATAAACTTTAAATGCGACAATCCAACCTTCACGGTCACTCTGTATGCCAAGGGATTCACCAATCTCTTTCGTGATAGGCATGGAGTGGATAACCGCCCCAATTTGTTCCCCTGAGTGCATCTCTTTACCAACACGGACATGTTCCATAAACTTGTTTACGGCACGAACCAGAGTGTCTGGCTCAATCACATCACCTTGTCGGTCAATTACGGGTTCACCCTTTTCTGTGACGACAGATGCCCAACCGTATACCATACGCTGTTCGTCGTCAGCTTTAAGGATTGTACCCTCTACTGATTTTGTTAACTCTGACACCGATGTGCCCCCTTCCCACATACGACATGACCAGTAACGTGCAGAGGTCTTGTCTGTTGCAGTATCACATGAATGGCGGGAACGGAAATTAGCACGAGCTTTTGGGTTGTCTCGACGGATTTCCATGTTAGGATCACCAAAAGTAACCCGTTTAACTTTGTCGCCATCCTGTACGAAAACTTCAAACTTCTTATTGCCACCTTGAATACGGCGGGGCTTGTTTAAAGTCACCTTTTCGCCTTGGTATTCAGCCTTGGCAAATTCTTCTTTCATAATCTCTTGTACAATGACCCTGAGAGCCTCTAAGCGGTCCACTGAGGGGGCTTCTTCCTCTTCTGGGTACTCTGCCCCTGCAAGCTCTGCATTAGCCTCTGCAGCGTCCTCATAGTAGTCCAAATACTCATCGTGATTGATAGCTGGCATATAGACTGCCTGACCATCGTATTCGTGTACGTGAATAGCACCACCAAGACCCATATCCATAGAACGACTACGTGCTTCCATCTCTGTAGTGAAGATGTCGTTAGCGTATTGGGCTTTTCGGAGAGTTGATAATTTATGTCCTACCATTGTACCTGTGGGCTTCCCTTCATCATCAACAATCTCAATACGGGCTGCAGGTTCTTCTTTTGATCCTGTAATCTTTACTGGGATATTAGGGACAGTGCCATCACGTACAATCTGACGGATGATACCACGAGCAGTACCCCCAGAACTATTCCAAGAAACCTTTTGTCCGACTTTCATTATCCTATGACCTTTGCGAGATAACCTTTGAATACTCCGAAGACGACTGCACCATTAGCACCTGCCTCTGCAGTGATACGAACATCTGCGTTCTTCGGGATGATAACTGCGGGATCTAGGTCAATGTCCCAAGGACCACCAGTAGATGCACTAATCGCAGCTTGTTGAATGAAGACACCACCAGCCTGACGTACCTCTAGGTAAAAGTCTACCGAAGCATCTTGTTTCTTACTTACAGAACCAAAGCCACCAGTAAGAACATAATAGTCACTGTCAGAGAAGGTTGTAGCACCTTTTAAAGAACCCTGTAGACCCTGTGAGATCTCGTTGTGGATCTTAGTTTCGTCTGAGGGTACACCACCGACAACTACTGTGTTTTCATATACTGTAACACGACCAACAAGCTCTGTACCATTACTGTTGTACATATGAGATACACGAGCAACAGGTGTAGGTAATGCGACAGGGTTCTGTCCGTCAAGTGTGACCTCTTGTACCAAGAAAGTGAACTTGCTGTCTGCACCTGTACCTACAACTGTGTGACACTCTAGCTTAATGGTCTGTGTATCTAATGCAGAAGAGCTAGAGATGTATTCAATAGTGTTATCGGCAACGTATGTTTCATTACCACCAACAGTCCAGACAGTTTCTAGGGTGTTGGCATTTAGTTCTGCGGACTTACCAAACTTGATAAGAGACTTAGCTTTACGGTCAATAGAAACAACATCACCAGTTGCAGCTTGGATCTCACGTTCAGCTTGAACCAAACGTCCATCAGGTACTTCGTAGGTACGTCTTTGCCATCCACCGAACATCTGTTCTATTTCCTTAATTTCTTGAGCAACGATTGCATTTGGATCTACTGGTTCATCAATATCAGGGATGAGTGTGACAATGTCATTTGGTTGAAGAACAGTAGTTTGTGATAATGCAACACTATCTAGGACTGGTTGCTGAGTAGTTAAGCTATCGGGTGATAATAAGGACTGTTCGTCAAGATCCGTAGATCCTACAGTAGGCGTTCCTGTTTCTACACTGTTACCAAGTAATTTGTGATCTTGTAGTGCAGCAGAGGTCTGTAATAAAGGCTCACCAGTTACGAAACTTACAACATTTAAGTTGTGGGTTTGTGTGAGACCTGCAGTATCAACGTCAGGGTTTCCAGCCTCTAGTGCAGTTGTAGAGAAGGTTTCGTCTTCTGCTACACTTGCTTGAGGTACAACAGGGGTTCCTGTAAGTATCTCTGAGGATGTTAAACCATGCTCTTGTGTAACTTGTGGGTTAGCTACTATTGAGCTATCTGTCACTAAGTTTGTTACACTTAAGTCATGCTCTTGTGTGATACTTGGGCCACCTAAGATTGGTGTACCGAATGTGAGAGCTACACTTGTTAGTGTATGACTTTGAGTAAGACTTGTAGTCTGTAGTAATGACGACCCAGTAGCAAAACCAGTTGCATTTAGGTCATGAGTTTGTGTAAGAGTAGCATTAGCTACAGAGGGAGCTTGTGAGACAAGATTACTTGCCGTAAGCTCTATGTTTACTACACCGCCCCCATCATCGCCCAGAGGATTAGAGGCTAATGGGGAGAAGCCTAGCATTTAATTACCTCAAGCGTCCACTAATATCTCTTTGATTGTATAGTTCGTTGTAGTTGCTGATGTAGGTGTAGCTAGTAATCGTATGTTACCAGCGGATATGTCTACATCAAATGTTGCCAGAGAGCCGTTAGTATATATTTGTGCGTACTCTGTAGCGTAAGCTGTAGTCCCATCGTGAACTATCATAATCTCTGACATCTGTCTGTCTGTTCCACGTTGTGCTGACACTAACAGTTTTGCAGAAGTATAATCAGATACAAGATAACTAGCTATGACTGCAGGAGAGGTTGTAGAAGTCTCAGCTAATGTTTCTTGTAGGCCACCACCAGAAAAGTCCTGTGCTGATGCTGCAGAAAAGATGACTGCAGATCCACTTAAGTTAATAGCTGAACCAGAGTTGGTACTTTCGATTGGACCTCTGGTTATTGCAGCGGGGCCAGATACAACATCTAAATATACGTTTAGAGTACCAATAGTGCTACCATAACGGGCTTCATAGAAAGTTAAGTTTCCAACACCCTCACTTAAAGTTATCTCAGGGCTTCTTAGCCAGAATATGTCATTGTTTACTGCGGGAGAAGAACTTTCTGTGTACACATAATATGTAGTACTATCGCCACCA